GAAATTCCCGGAACACCGGAAAAGCCGGAACTTTTCAGAGAGACCATTGAAACTGTGAATGCAGCAGCTGAAAAAGCGGAGATGGCACAAAAACAGGCAGAAACCTGGGCACATGGACATGAAAGTTATCCAGAGCGTGATACAGATAATGCAAAATATTACGCTGAACAGGCAAAGAAAGAGGCTGCATCTATTCCCGGCAGAGTAGAAGAGGGAAAGAAAGACATTGATAATTATGTCCACCAGAAAGAAACTGAACTTAAAGGCGAAACCGGAAACGTCCATTTTGCCGCCTTTAAGGTTGTAAAGGGCAGACTCAAAATGTATTCTGATCCAACCGTAGATAAGATGTGTTTTAGCAGAAAAAGAAGCCGATTGAAATACAGATTAAAATTTTAAGGAGAAGAAAAATGAGCACGACAGAGAACAACTATCAAGAAACAGATCTCGGAAACGTCTCCTTGAATCCAAGAGGAGAGTACGATCCAGGAGCATCCTACGAATATCTTGACACAGTAAGTTATCAAGGTGGCTCCTATACGTGCCTGGCGGAGCTGGGAACTACCATCACCGGCATAGCTCCGGATCCGGGACGCAACACAGATGCATGGCAGATGCTCACTCTTCCGGGAGATCTTAAACCAGAGTACATTACAATGCATGATGATACGGTTAATCACGCACGGCAGGCAGAATCCTCAAGGCTTGCCGCAGAACTCGCTCAGCAGGCCGCAGAGGACGCACAGGCGGACATACAGCAGTTACATACCGATACACGCCAGGCGGCAACAGAAGCTGGTCAGAGCCGCGACAGCGCAGCCGGTTATGCTCAGTCTGCAGACGCATCCAGAAAAGCGGCAGCAGAGTCAGAGCAGAATATCAATGCACAGGTTACTGGTTTTGATACCAAGGTGTCCGAATCGGTCACCCAGGCACAGGAAGAAATTGCCACCACAAGGCAGCGGGCAATCTGGGCTGTAGCGAGCCAGCAGGTTACATCCACCCAGGCTGTAAAAGATCAGACAGCATCCTACATTGCAGAAAAAGAAACATCTGCTAAGACAGAAATTGGAAACTACACTTCAGAGAAGATCACAGAGATCAATAATAAAGCATCTGAGGCAAACACAACACTGGCGAACACGATCGCAGATGGAACTACTCTCAAAACACAGCTGGAAACAACCATTTCCACAGCAGACACAAGTAAGAAAAACTTAGACGCATCCAACACGGCAGCAGGCAAAACCAAAACCGCCCTGGACACATCTAACACAACAGCGACTAAGACCAAAGCGAATCTGGACGCATCTAACACAACAGCATCAGAAACTAAAACCGGATTAGACGCAACAAATAAGACTGCTGCCGATCTGGTTGCATCTCTGGGAGATAAGATCACAGAGGGTACTCAGGTGAAGACTGACATCCAGACCACAGGTGAAACAGCAATGAGCAACCTGCAGGCAGAAGCCACAAAGCAGCAGGAGTACATAAAGACAAGCATCGATGATACCCTGTCAATTTCTGGAAAGGCTGCGGATGCAGCAGTCACAGGAAAAAAGATTGATTCACTAAAGGAAGACTTATCAAACAAAATTACAAAGTTCTATGCATCGAATCATGGTGAAACTCATATTACTGATTCTGATAATGGAAAGATTCAAGATATGATGATATATGGCAAATCATCACAGGATGGAACACCAACGCCAGAGAATCCAGTTGAGATTAAGAGCGTGGTGAATCCGACAGTGAAGGTTTGTGGGAAGAACCTGTGGAATCCAATAGCAGGAGGATATATAAGTGGCAATGATGGGGCAATAGCAGAAGGTTTAAAAACACAATCCGCCGTAACAGATTTTATAAAAACAAGTGGAAAAGATATTACTGTTATAGCACGCAATTTTAGTTCGGCAATTGAAACCAGTTATGCATATAGAATTGGACTTTATAATGCAGAAAAAAAGTGGATAAAAAATATCTTTCCTTCAAACGGAAACAAATATAGCATAAATACATTTAATATAACAGGTATAGAATATATTAGAGTGTCAGCCCCGTCTGGTATATACGATACAATTCAAATCGAAAAAGGTTCGGAAGCCACCTCTTACGAGCCATACACCGAGCAATCCGTCCAGCTTCCCTACACTCTCAACGCCATCCCAGTAACATCTGGCGGCAATGTAACGATTGACGGTCAACAGTATGTTGCGGATTATGTGGACGTAGAACATGGGAAGTTGGTAAAGATGGTTGATTCTTCTAAGTTAGATAATACACAATCTATTATAGGAAAAATCGAATGGTTATTAGCAGAACCACAAGAAATTGACTTAACACAGGAAGAAGTACAGACACTTAAAGCACTTGCAACATATTATCCAACTACAAACATATTTATCAATTCCGAACAGCTTGACGGATATACAGTATTCAACTACCCGATTAGCATGGCTAATGGTTGGAATTATGTCAAAAAGCAACTTAACGATAACCGAGATTATATCTATGACATGGATACACAATCAGCAGAAGCCTATGTAAATTCAGAGTACGCAGTAGCATTAACAGAATTGGAGGTATAGAAGATGTTATACAGAACATTGTTAAAACTTAAAGAAAGAAACGGTCTGACAGACGATTTAAAGAATAAGATTGATATTTTCTTTGCAACTGGCAGGATTACAGAGGAACAGTACAATGAGCTGATGGATGTTAATAAGGAAGGAACCGAAAGCGGAAAATAATTAACTAAAGAGGGCATTTCGGTATTACTAATATATACTAAGATATACAAGTAATACCGAAACCAACAGGAATCAATCATATTTCTCAAACCACTCAGCAAGAGCCTTGCGGATAACCCAAGATGCAGAACGTTCTTCACGTTCACAGTAAGAAATCATCTGCCTGTACTGCTCTGGCTCGAAGCTGATCGTGGTCTTGACATACTTGTCCTTATCGTCCTTTTTCTGGTTCGCCATGCTGCCACCTCCCATCTAATTAACTATAGCAGATGGTACTGGTGATAGCAATAGATATGAGGAAATCCCTGTAAATACAAGGGTTTACGGCTCATGGACTTTTGGGACGAGGGCTTTGACTAAGCATGAAGGGAAACAATGAGATAATTGAATAATATTCAAACAAATGATATAATGAAGCAAAAAGTGACAGAGGTGTTGACATGATTTATGCATTTTGGAATAATAAAGGAGGAACTGGAAAAACCAGTTTATCGTTTCAGACCATTACAATGTATGCTAAAATACATAAGAAAGAGAAAATATTAGCAATAGATTTATGCCCACAAGCGAATTTATCAGAACTGCTTTTAGGTGGCCTGCTTGGAAATGGAGCTGGAAATCTGAATAGTCTTTATGGAGAAAAGAGAAGATCTGTTGGTGGCTATTTTCAAGATAGACTTCCATCTCCATTTACTATGCCAGAAATTGATCCTCATGAATATATAACCAAACCGGCAATATGTAATTCGTCAATACCAGAAAATGTATCTTTGTTGGCTGGAGATCCAATCGTTGAATTACAAACAAATGCAATTGCGACATTAGCGAACACGCAGTTACCAGGTACTGATACTTGGATTGCGGTAATTGATTGGATAAGAGATTTTATTCAAAAATTAAATGGAGTCTATGATACTATTTTTTTAGATTGTAATCCCAGTTTTTCTGTTTATACACAGATTGCAATTGCTAGCGCAGATCGACTAATCCTTCCGGTTATGGCAGATGATTCGTCACGCAGAGCGTTACAAAATGCTTTTTCGCTAATTTATGGAATAAAATCTCCCTCAAGTATTTATAGAGAATATTCATTTTCTACAAAATTGCTAGGGGCTGGAAGAACACTTCCCCGAATACATTGTATAGTTAAAAATAGACTAACCCAATATATGGGAACATCTTCTGCATATC